CTCACAAGCTGCAACCCGCCGTTTCCCAATAAGGAAAGGAAAACGGCAAGCCACCCCGCTATCAAACTGGCGCTGTTAAACCCTATTAGGGACAGCAAAACGCGCACACCAACTGGCCTACACTATCTTGTGTGTAGGTGGTTCCAGAAGAGTCCCTCGGAGGGCCTCCTTTGACGGTGGCAATACCAGTTCAACCCACTTGTAGGCCAATTTTAATTGGCCCCTCTGCCTAACGCCGTGCTCCCATTTATCAAATGGGGAGGGGCGCTCAGTGAAATACTGATGTAAGGCAGAGTCATCGTCCGTCCGGCCAATACGGGTCTTCGACTTTACAGTCAAGACGCGTAATTCATGGCGTTGGAGGGGATGATTAAAGCGCAATTTATAGCGCGCCTTAATATACGGATAGCGATCCGCTCCCATCCTAGTCATGAAGCCAAACGCACCTGAATCAGCAGAAACCATAGACACGTCGTGTCTACAGGCCACTGTCGATTGCAGATGAGTGCTTGTGTACAGCATAAAATTTGAATAAAAATTATTCGCTGTATCCACCGCACTCACTACCAATTCAGGTGTATCTACTCGCAAGGTCCGTAAATAGGTGGGTGTTACAAATTCCCCCCTAAAACAGTCGACACCGCAAGATTCCCGGAAGAAACCTTCCGAAAAACTCTTGCTAGTATTGACCTTGAAGTCAAGAACTTCAAGTACCCGCTGGAGTAGGTTCCGGCTACTACTTGGGACGATTATATCGTCGCCAAATACGGCCACGCTTTCCTCTAAGGATAGTATGCTATCCCTGGTGATATCGTCCCCGCGATCCGTAAGGGTCGCGGATAGGGCAATCGCCAGGAATAACAGTGATTCCATTGGGAAAGTTACAGCGCTACCCATAGTAGAGAACTTTCGCAAGTTCAACTCTCGAGGCGAAGCCTTTGAAAGCTTCTGTTCGAGAATACGGGTACGTGTTGCGCGTAGGGCGTCGAGCAGTCCTATATGGGACCGCAAGAAGTTCCCCACTGCATGACAGGACACTCTGTCACTAGCTGACGATAAGTCAACAGTGCATAGAGTACCGTCCCTTGAACCTGCAAGGCACAGACGTTGATTTAGAGTTTGGTCGCGAAAACGAACAAACTTACTAATCCAGCCGTTTTGCACCCTGCTGCAAAGGTAGTCCCAACAGTTTTGTTGGCACCACTGATGCTCGACAGGCTCTGCGGCAATGAGCCGAGGCTTTTCGTAAGTCTTCGGGACAGCAACCAACCTGCTCTTAGGTATATAACCCTCTTGAGCCGGTTGATTCTCCATATCAGCCCAACTGCTATAACTGTGGTATCCACAGTCAGCAATCGGGAACACGGATTCCAAGCTATCTGACCAGCCGTACCAATGATATTTGTTGGTCGTGCCAGTTGCTTGTGATATTGCGCCAGGCCCGTGTCTGAAGCGCCATTCTGAGGGCTTATATTCCCCCAGTTCTGCGCAGAGGATACTCGATACTTTGTCGAGATTCCTCAGACAACTAGATACGAGCTCGTCAGAGCCATCGTCTAGCAGTTTGGCAGAGTACCATTTGCTCCGGGCAAAACCCGGGAATGTTACTCGAGGCCAACAGCTACTAGGACTATTCTCCTCCCAGTACCGCTCAGGGACTGGAAGGAGCGCATCCTCCTCAAAAAGAACCTTAACCGAATCGGTCAAGGCCTCTTGAGAGAAAGCATAGGGCAGCTTCTTGCACAGGTAGAAAACCTGACGCAAGCCGCGAATTGCCTCAATGCAGTAGTCGTCTCTCAGACAACCGTCATCACCAAAGATCAGTTCATACAACCCACCCATAAAAACTGGGATGAAGTTGCTTCCATGGCGTTTCGCATATGTATGCGGAATACCAGAGGGAGGAAACTGTCCCTCAGCAAGAGCTCGATCGAGCAGCTTACCAAGTGAAGGGAGTTCAATTACGAAGAATTGAATGCCGCGCTCGCGCGCGGAACGGCGGATATACGCGAGATCTCTCTCATGTGTATCCCATTGCGGAACGAAGCGTACGACGTCACGGAAGACGTTTGTGTACACTTCTACGATGCTGTCAGCGTCGCGTTGCTCTTCCATAGTAGGGGTTCTCCCAAACTATTCAACGAGTGATCTGATCTGACCGCATTACCTCAGACTAGGACTGGTTTTGCAACAAGTCCTTAAGGAATTGATTCGTCGAAGCTGTTGCCAAGGCAAACAGCCCCGCCGGACAATCCACGTCTGTGACAGTGGGTAGCCGCTTCATCGTGAAGTAAATCACTTCATCCAAAGCGGGCGATACACCCGGCACCGCCAACGTCGTCTTTGTGAATTCGACGTTGTGGTTGTCGTAAACAAGACCGTCCTTAGTAGGCTTTAACTGGCCGTGACGAATCTTGAGAGTGTAACGAGTCAAAGTCTCCGATAAGGAGTACTCGGACGCGTAGCCATCGAACTTAACCTTGTTAAGAACTTTGGCATTCCCATTAACGGTAATGGTAATCGGAGATGAAATTGTCACTTGCTGTGACCTCTCTAAAGCTAGTCAGCTTTTAGGCCGACGATACTTTAACGTGTAAGGACCCAGGTCTTTCAAATATTTGACCGGGTTCTCACGTAGTACCGCAAGAGAGGTCAGAATCGACAGGGCCTTACCAGTTAATACTGGCAGGTACGTCGGAGCAAAGGGGATAATAGGAGCAACGATAAACCGTTCCTTCCTACTATAGGACTCATGGAAGTCGCTTAACAACTTCGGCCATGAATCAGATAGCGCCGGATTGATGCTGATAGCAGTTTCACTAAGAGTGGACCGCATCAGACAACAATCGCTGTGGACTAATCCCAAGGTATTGTTAGTGGCCTTAATGACCGTTCCAATACCCAGAAACCAATCCGCAAACCAGCTCCAGGGCATAAGCTCCCAGGCTGTCGCCAAAGTCTCGTGGGTTGTTATCCCATAGACTAATCTCCGAGCTTTAAGCAAAAGCTCTCGATTGTCATAAGGAAACAATTTTCCGCCCGGTAATTTATATTTTACCGTGCCCCATACCTTTTCTTGGTATGCCACGTGACGCGTACCACGAATAATCGCCCCTTCAGAGTGAAAAATCTGATTAGGCGTATTCACATATTCGTAGTTCTCGGCGAGGCGTATCCTCCTTCGGATTGTTTGGCCATTCTGCAACTTGCGTAACTCCGCAAACCTCTTTGATACGAGGTAAGAGAAGTCACACATTAGCGAAATGTCCTTGATGAGGGGCTTTATCGCCCATCTCCAAGTGAGATGACCATTCGCAACTGCCTCCGCAAGGTTTGCAAGGTGATGCAAAAAGTTCGGTAAAATCTTACTATCGATTTTACTGATGTACTCTGGAACAGGTTTACCAGTTCGGTAATTCTCCCGCCAGGTCACTACTCTTCGTATCCACCTAGCATCCTTTTGGAAGTTAAGCAGTACGCGGTACCAGGTCCGCATCATCTGAGGTAGATCCTTTAATTCAGCAATCATCGTTGGCAGACTCATGTCTGGTGCCGATGGATTGCCTTCAGATAAGATCCTCCACGCGTAATTGCTTTTGCCCAGCGTGGTAAGTGCTGGAAACTTTGCGCGTGGGTCGAACGGGCCAGGTGTGTAGTTCAAAGGGAAGGTATTAAATCTTCTCTCAACCACACCTGTAATAGCGTTAATACGCTCTCCCGTTAGCCCTGGATAGTTCCGACTAAGCTGGATGATTTCCAGCCCATTGGGATTTGGAAAGTTCCCAATAACGTCGTCACATGTTCCATTGAGCCCCGTGCTTTTCGATCGCGTAGTCGTCGAGCCGATACTAAGATTCTGGTATGTTCCAGAAATCATGTAACGGTTATCACGACTACGAGACCTAGAAATTGCCACGGTTTCCTCAATCTTTCCGACAAAAGGTAGGCGAAAGCCAATACAGCAATCAAGCTGTAAAAGGGGTCCGACAAGGACCCCTGCGCAGTATTTACTTTCGTCAACAGCCAAGGCAATATCAGAAAGTGGCGGATACTGCCGTGCAAAACAGCAGATCAACAGCTATGACGTGTTTGCCGAAAATACAATAATTG